TCGTTGCCATTTATTGTAATGTTGTCAGCAACTAAAGAACCACCTGTAATTGCACCTGTTGTAGTAATTGTAGATGAACCATTATCAATATTACCAAAGCCAGAAGAGATACTACCAGCACCTAACGCTCCAACGCTTGTAATATTTGTCTGAGATGCAGTTTGTAATGTACCTGTAACATTTCCTTCAAGATTAGCTACAAGTGTTCCTGCAGTTATGTTAAGATTTCCTGTATCTCCTGCTGATGCAGTAGTAGTACCTAAAGTCCATTTATCTTCAGACTCATCCCACATAATTAAAGCATCATTACCAGTAGAACCACGTTGAATAATAACACCTACGTCATTAGAGTTACTAGAGGCTCCACTATTTAATTCTAATAAATTGTCTTTAATAGTTGTGTTTGTGGTATCAACAGTTGTGGTTGTGCCTGATACTGTAAGATTACCTGTTACTGTTAAATTATCTGAAACAGTTGTTTCTGAGGTGCCGTGTCCTATTGTTATGGCTGTTCCTGATACGCCTGTACCTATAGCTACAGACTCACTTGAGTCCGCCGTGTCTACAATAAGATAAGCATCAGAACCTTGTTTGATTGTGAGGGCAGTTGCAGAATTATCACTTACGGCTACATTAATATCGGTTCCATCTGCACTAATAGAATCAAGTGCAATATCACCTACATTTGTAATATTAGCCTCATTAAAGCTTGTCGCCCCTAACGTGTTAGAAGCTGCTGTTGAAGTTATACCGGCGGCGGCTGTTATTCCCCCACCATCAGCAACAGTAATAGCATCATCTCCATCTGTGAAAGCTATCTTAGCTGTTTGTACTTCGCCCCCAACTTTTATATCTCCAGATACATCAACTCTTGTTGATGCGTTCAGGTCAATGATAGCCTCACCTTCAATAGTTAAAGTGCCATCAGCAGATGAGTGAATAAAAGAAGCTGTATCCCTAAATTGAATTTTTTCGGTAGTTGCCATGAGTATGTCATCAGAGAATTGAAAATAATCCTCGTCTTCCATCCACGTTATTACTCCGTCAGCACTATTAGCATTAAATGTTAAAACAACATCGGTATCACCATTTTCCCCAAGGGTTATGGCATCTGATTCCAGTGTAATTGCTGTAGATGCTTCTACATTGACTGTGGGCGCTGTAATCTGAATAACGCTATCTGCAACTAAATCAGCTTGCCCATCAGCACTAGAATGTAAATATATTGCGGTGTCTCTTAGCTGTACTCGTTGTGCAGCATTCATAAGTATATTTTGACTAGCATCAACAGTAAAAGAAGTAGAACCTCCAGTAGCAACAGTTATTACATCAGAACCACTAAAAGTAATACTAGTATTGGTATCGCTATCTCCTGTAATACTGTCTAACTGAATATCCCCAGCGTTAGTAAAATTAGAGTCACTTAAATCAAATGTACCAGTTACATCAAAATTGCCATCTACTGTTAAATTGCCCGAAACAGTCAGATTATCCGCTACAGTTGTTTCAGAAGTACTATGTCCTATTGTTATAGCTGTACCTGATATTCCGGTTCCTATAGATACAGATTCACTACTATTTGCCGTATCAATTATAATATATGCATCCGACCCTTGTTTTACTGTTAAAGCTGTTGCCGAATTGTCTGTTACAGCTATATTAATATCTGTGTCGTCTGCACTAATAGAGTCTAATGCTACATCTCCAACATTAGTAATATTTGCATCATTAAAACTAGTTGCACCTAACGTATTGGAAGCGGCTGTAGAAGTTATACCAGCGGCTGCTGTTATGCCTCCGCCATCTGCTATAGTTATTGCATTATCGCCGTCTGTATACCCAATGCTAGCTGTTTGAACTTCTCCTCCAACTTTAATATCCCCAGATACATCGACCCGTGTAGAAGCATTTAAATCTATAATAGCCTCACCATCAATACGCAAAGTACCATCAGAAGACTGTTGAATAAAACTAGCAGTATCTCCAAACTGTAGCTTCTCTGTACTGTTCATTAGGATATCGTCAGAAAATTTAAAGTAATCTTCGTCTTCCATCCACGTTAACACACCATCAGCCGTGTTAGCATTAAACGTAAGAACTATATCAGTGTCTCCAGCTTCTCCAAAAGTTATAGCATCTGACCCCATAGTTATTGCAGTGCTTGCAGCAATGTGCACTGTAGGAGCAGTTATCTCTACTTCTGTATCAGCATCAATATCTAGTTGTCCATCAGTAGAAGAATTGATATACAGACCAGTATCTCTAAACTGAATCTTATTAGTCGTATTAACCGTCCATGCACTGTTAAGGTTAGCGCCATCTAGTGCTAAGCCTGTTGAAGCATCAATATCTACAATAGGGGAGGTTATTTCTAATTCTGCATCCGCAGCAATATCAAGTTGTCCATCAGTAGAAGAACCTATGGAAAGAGCAGAATCTCTAAATTGTATAACCATTGCCGCATTTAATAATAATGCAGTATCAGCTACGTGAGTAAGAGTCACATCATTATCAGAACCAAACCCTAAAACTGCGGCATCGCTGTCTAATTTTAGGTCATTACTTATAGTAACAGCAGTAGAGGCATTAATGTCTACTGTTGCCTCTCCATCTATTCTTAGAACACCATCAGAACTTTGCTGTATAAATGACGCTGTGTCACCGAACTGTAGTTTCTCTGTGCTATTCATTAAGATGTCATCTGAAAACTTGAAGTAGTCTTCATCTTCCATCCATGTTAAAACCCCATCATTTGTTTCCCCATCAAAAGTTACTACAACATCTGTTCCAGATGTAGCATTGCCTATCGTAATAGCCATTCCCAGAAGTTTTGTAATCGGCCCTCCTTCTGCTGTTGTTCCATCATGTGTATGCCCCGACGAAGAATTAAATGCTGCTAATAATTGGTCAAATTCATCATTAGTATCTGCGGCATTAATAACGTCACCATCTGTGTATGAGGATTGTCTTGTGTATGTTGCTCCCATTATCTTCTAGCTCCTGGTTTGTATTCTAATTGAAATCCTTTAAGTGAGTAGGGGGACGAAACTCCGCTGTCTACTACACGAAGGGCTACTGCGAACCCACTGCCTTCTACTGGTTGTCGTACTAAGGGGTTCGACTGTCCTCCATACGTTGCTGTTCCATATACGGATGTTCCATACAGCGCCACAACACTTGTGCTATCAAAAGGATAAGGGTCGGGCTTAGGGGTATTTGCATCTTCGTAATCATATCGAACTAATAAATCTGAATTAACTGTACCTGTAGGCGCGTAACTTAATACAACCCTTTGAAAAGTTTTACGTATTCCTGCATCTCCCATAGTTAAATCAGGAGAACGGTATCTACCAGTTATAGTTGTTCCATCAAAAGTATTGCCTTGTTCTTGTCTATACACATACCCATCGTATCCTCCATGAATAACATAGCTAGTCCCACCATGTATATTAGAGTCCGTGCTTGATGGTCGAATGCCCACAAATTCAGAAAATTCATACTTATCTGCTTTTTTTGCACAAATTACGCCTTTTTGATTGTCTCCTGCAGATTTAGTAAAAAATATTCTATATTGTGTTTTTTCTGGTATAACCACACTATCAAAATCGCTAACATCGGTTTCATCTACAAATAACTGTTGTATAGGAGCAGATAAAGTGCCTAATTCAACGTCGCCAATTCTTTCAGTACCAGCTATGGTACGCAATCCGTCAGGGCCTAAAAATATTATATTACCAGCAAATTCTTGTATGGTGTTACCATTTTTACACCCTAACTCTTGGGTAACTGGTTGTAGCTGAAAATCTGCCGAAGTATTGCCAACTAATTTATATATCCTTTCATCTGAAAAAATGTATAAGACATCACGAAAAGGTATAAGTCCTGTTATTATACCATCAACTCCGAACGACCCTGCACCATTAGCTGTTGAAAAATCACTGTCACTATAAGGAGCAGTAAATACCACTTCTTGTGGTGTAGAAGACATCCCTGCAAAAAATAAAGAATTTTTAAAATTGTTTACATATTTAGGGTTTGTAGGTGCCCCAGTTCCATTTAAATCAGTGACTGATGAGTTATCATATTTAGATGCATGATTTGCCCCATCCGCCCATACTATAAAATCAGTTCCTGTTAAATTGTATCTAGCAAATGTATATTTACTTGCACTAGTTCTGCCCGTATCAATTTCAGTCCATGAGCCACTAGTACCTCCCTTATGTACTTTAGTGCCTCTAGCAGCTATTATATTTCCCTTAAACATAGCCGACATAAGCACTGCTTCACTACTTGAAGCGGTTTGGGGTACTATATTACTGTTCCACTTAGTATAGCCATTTATTCTTCTATATCCACCTTTAGGGTCAGGTTCAAAATTCTGTAACTCAAATGCCATTCCAGGTTCCATAGTGAACGTAGAACGGTCTAACACCAGCCCACCTTGCAGGGGAAAAACAAATGGATTTAACTGTGATTCATCTGCCATTAAATAGCCCTAGAAAAATGCAGCGGAAGATGACGTAGAAGGTCTAGATATAGCGGTAGACCTAATATATTCCGACCTGTTTAATAATAAACTTTGCATATGCTTTATGCCTTCTTCAAATCTAGCAAAGTTTAATTGATACTGCTGGGCTTCTCCTCTATACTGATACCCATAAGCTGTCGCCCCATCTACAATAACTTGTTGAAATTGTTCAGGTACAGTGGGTACATCTGTAGCTGCAGAAAGCGTAGTAGGCTTAGAAAAGTATTCAAATTTTAATTCATATGTTTTATCTGGGTATGGGTATAAAAGAAAGTTATTATCAGGAGTTCTAGCAACATGTGTAGGGGTTGCCCCAGAGTCAAATTGTGCTACTCTAACATCGTCACTGTGAGAAGCCGCTGTTGTTGAATTAGCCCCTCTAGTGCATCCTGTAAAAGTAGTTGAACTTGTTCCTGTATAGGTTATCTGTTCACTCTCTATATAAATAGTTCCTGTAGAGGAAAAATTAGTAGTGCTGTCCACTGTTATAGTGGTTGCAGAATCATTAAGTGAACCATTTAATAATGTAGCAGTAACATTATCTTCTTGAGTAACATTGTTATCTAAATATTCTTTGTAATCAATAACCTTTAGCGCACCTCCAGATGTGCCTAAAGTATTATCTTTAGTTATTCTAAATGTTTCATAATCAACATGCTTAGCAGTTGTAGGAATATCATACCGTATAGTTCCAGGAACTAACGTAGTAGTTTGAGTTGCATGATTAAACGGCCACCCAAATTCTCTTTGGTTAATATAATTAATTGCATCATTTACAGCATTTTTACATTGAGTTTGAAATCCTCTAGAACTAGTAAATCCTGCAGATGCTAATGAAACTTCATTAAATCTTATAATTACTAAATTAGTGATATCTAAGTAAGTGTACGCCATCTAACCCCTATATATGGTGGGGAGACCAAGATATACTCAGTCCCCCCGATAGCATTAAGCTAATTAATCTCTATTAACCTAGTTGGTCTCTAGTGACATCAGTAGCTTTATTTGTTGCACCCACATCATTACAATCAATGACACAAGCGTAGGCTCTTAGCCTTCCTGTAGCAGGAGCGGCTCCAGCAATTTTACAATCAATCGTATCAGTCGCTGACTGAAATTGTGTAAATAAAGATGCTGCACCTGTAGTAACATCGTTTGATTGGCCATTACTACCCTCAGCACAGAATCCTGTGGAGGTAATATCAGCACCATCAATAATGTCATCACCTGCTGCAAAGTCCATATCTAGAGTACAGCTTCCAGTAAAAGCTTTCTCTACTTCAGCACCTGCAAAAAGCACTAGGCAACCTGCAGGAATTTCAAGTAGTTGAAAGATGTCACCATCTGCTCCAGAATACCCGTCAGCTACAAGTGCGTCAATATCCAAGTAAGCTTGAATCATGCGCATTGAAGCCATTCCAGTATTGGACGGTAAGGCAGCAATAGAGTTAGATGATACTCCAGTAGTACTGGAAGAAGTCATATCATAAGTAGCCATGTTCTAATCCCTCCCTTACGCTATGTTGTACTTTGCGGTACAGATAGCTTCTGGTCGAAGTATCTTTCTACCGTATAAGTGCATTCCGCGGACAATGTCTGCGAACGAGTCAGGGTCACGATATGACTCTGTCTTCGTAATTTGTGAAGCTGAAGCTACGGCTGAAGAATGTCCAGCAACTATAATTCCATAGTTGGAATTCTGGTTAGATGTACCAGTTGTAGCTGGGCCTGTACCAATAGAAGGTAGATTGTTTGACACATAAACGTCAAACCCGTGTATCTTCCCTATGGATAGTCCCTTTCTTATTCCGCCAGACTCACCAAAATCCGCATTCATAAGACGAGAATCTTCGTCTTTCATTATTTCCACGAATGTAGGATGAAGTACAAGCCATCGGCCATCAGAGTCAACGAACTGGGTGTCTAGCAATCTGCCCATTCTTGCAATTACTTGCAATGGTGATGCAGTTGCCGTAGCTAGAGCGGTTGCTCCACCAGTACGTGCCTGAATTGGAATAGAGTGGTCATCAGCACTACCAGTAGTGATGTTACCAAAGCTTCCCTTTTTAAGTTTCATAGATGAAAGTAATTCGTCAGTACCTGCACCAGAAACTGCTTTAGAACCTGAAACGGTGTCATTAGCTGTTCCTGCAACAGTATTTATAGTTGCTTGCTTCCATCCTGCTAGATAACCAAGAACTTCCATATCGTGTTGGTCTCTCAGCCTGTATCCTGCACGGTCAGCAGCCATAGATTCAAAGTTCACATGAGAGTGAGCTTCTTCAATATCGTCTACTTTAAATGCAAAATAATTGGCCTTGTCAACTACGAGTTTGAAGTCTTCGTCGTCCAAGTCTTGTGGAGTAATCTGGGTTCCCCTAGCGTACTCCTTAACGGTGATTTCTGGTTCTTTAATAATTTTAACCGTGTCACCGAAATTCGCAATTTCTCCAAAATAGTCATTATTAGTTATGCTATCTGCTACAGAGGATTTACGAAAGGCTTGCTGAACTTTCTGTGAGTAAATTACCGGGCTAAAATTGCCATTAGGTAAATTACCGTATCCAGCTGCTGTCTTAAATGCCATTATATTGTCTCCCAATAGGCTATAACCGATTCTCTAGACACTAAAAGGCCAGTGTTCAAAGGGTGTCCATATAGGGGCCAAAAACTTCTGGGTAGTTAATAGGTATAAAAAAATCAGAAACTCTGCTACACTCAGAGTTCAAAAACGTAATTAAGTGCTAGTGTAGACACTTTTTTGGCAAGTAGCCCATGAGGGGTTGCCGTAGATATATAATTTTTACCACAAAAGTCAACAAAAGTAAAGAAAAAAATTACCTTTGTGGCCTACTTACATCATAAACAAAGTTTCCAGATTGAATAGCTTCCATTATAGAGTCTTCATTTCTTGCATAATCTTCAGCTTTCATCTGGGCAACATCGGATTCTCGCCATTGGTTGCTTTGCCCATCTTTGCTTTTTGCAACATTTGCGTTCTGTCCTCTTGTCGTTACAACTTTAGCGGCATCATTATCAGTCTTTTTCTTTTTAGAGCCTAGCATACCTGTATCAACTTTATATAAGTCAATAGCTCTAGATGCTGCATGTGCATCAGAATCATTTTCATATAACGCTTGTTGTACCCATTTAGGTTGAGTAGCTACCCATTCATGAAATTTTTCATCTGCTCGTATGCTTTCAAAATCAGGATGTGAACTAATTAATTCAGCTTCAGCCCTCTTTCGAGCAGCATCAGCTTCTTTTTCTGAAATAGCTTGTAATCGTTTTTCTATAGATGAATCAAATTCTCTGGCTTTCTTCGATGCTATAGTTTCTATTATCTTGGCTACATCAGGGTATTCTTTAGACCACGCCGCTAATTCTTCATCCGTCTTAGGTAGTTTAATAGCTTTCTGCGTAGCAGAACTCAACTGTTCTCTAAGAGCATTTATTTCTTTTTTACTCTCGTCCTCACGTTGGCTCATATGCCTACGTAAATCACCATACCTTTTCTTAAAAGTTTTTTCTTCTGCAGAAAGATTGCTTGTTTCTTCAGCATCATCTTTTGCATCTTGTTCCTGTTGAAGGGACTGCGCACGTTCCTCTTCTAGTTTTTTTAATTTTTCATCGTCTGCCGATGTATCTTTTGTATATCTCATTGGAACTTTTTTAATATCTTGCTTTACAGCAGCAATAGCTTCGCTCATAAATATCTCCTTATAAATGTCCCGGCATTTTTATTATAGCACAAACTGTAGTTATTATGCAACAGTTTTTTATCCTACATCTACACCTAATTCTTCAGCTTTCTTTTGGCCTTCTTCAGACTGCCAATATGTCATAACACTAACTTTGTAATCGCCTGTTTTAGCATCATCAGGTACAAATTGTTTGGTTGCTTGAATTTTGTATTTATCATCGTTAATAACACTGCTGTCATTAGCTTCATTCATAGCATCAAAAGCAGCAGTAGTGCCTTCTTTCATAGAATCAATTACCCAGGAGTCTACGGTATCTCTTGTTTTAGCCGCAGCATAAAAAGCTTGCTCTGCTCTAGATAATTTAAAGAAGCTTTTCATAGTTAATCCAGTTTTAAGAAAATCAGTGTATTGGTCTACACCCATTAAACCATTAGGGTCAAACTCCCCCTCATTAAGTGCTTTATTTATATTAGCATACGCGTCAACGCCTTGCACCGTCAGTCTTTCAATGCCCTTATCATAAAAACCGTAGTCTTTGGCACGTTTAATTTTTGCTTCTCTTCTTCTTTTTGTTTTTTCTGAGCTAGAGTATGTTCCAAGAGATTTGCCTTCTGAATCTACTGCATACGTTTGATTAGCGGCAATAATTTCTGCCATAGATTGCCCTTCATAAGTGCCTTCTAGTTCTTTGTTCCATCCTAAATTTGTTGCTGCTGCATCAGTTAAATTAGCTGCGTAATTTTCTATCTCGTCGGTAGTTGCATCATCGTCTAATGTTGCCGCCGCTATATCAAGTTTAGTTGGTCTGTATCTACCAGAGCGGATTGCAGCTCTTTGTGGATTAGTAAAAGACTCCATAAAAGCCGCTGGAAAATTTGCCAATGAATAATCCTGAACATTAGTTTTGTTTGTGAAAGGGTCTCCTAATCCTCCTGGAGTAGGAGGGCCAAATTGTTTGTTAAAAGATGCTTGTACGCCTGTTTGTAACTCTTTTAGTTCTTTATCCCATGCGTCAGGAGAAGCAAGCCCCTCCCAATTCATTTTATCAGGAACACGCTTGGCTGCTCTGTCAGCTTGATACTTTTCCATTTGCGCATCCATTTTTCTCTGGCTTTCTATATCTTTCACCGCTTTCGCTGCACTAGATAGCTCATCTTGTCCCTCTCCTCCTGTAATATAGTCAACCGCGCTTTCACTTAAAAGCTTTGGAGTAGGGTCGGGGGTGGGGTCAGGAGTAGGAGTAGGGTCGGGAGTAGGTGTAGGTGTAGGAATAGGCGTTGGGCCAGGGCCTGGAATAGGACCAGTTGGTAATTCATCTGGACTCATCCAAGGCAACCTTTGGTCTTCTGGTAAATAGTGTCCTATATTTGGTGCTACAACTTTGGGCATTACATATGGGTTAAACTGATATGTTGGTGTAGGTTGCGGATTGTATCCTTGATAAGGAAACCCAGGCATCCCAATAGATGGCCCTCCATAATATGGAAAGTTAGCTCCTGGATAAGTACCACCTGGTGTAATATAAGCACTAGAAGCGGCTTGTGGTATAGGCGTAACGCCAGCTTGCGCTTTCATTATACCACCTTGATATGTTTTTAGTTTTTTCTGGTTCAATATAAGAAATTTGCCCATCAAATTCCATATCCTGTAAGCCAGATAATGCTTCTCTACGCATCCCTTCATATGTAGCTAACCCATGAAATCTTACAACATTAGCAGGAACAACAAGTTCCCCTTCACTCATAAGAACCATTTGGTCATCTGCTACTTCTTTTTTAGTAGCTCCTGGAGGGGGGTCTCCCTCCGCAGCATCTTGATAATCCATATCGGGGGCGCCTAAGCCAATCATAACAGCCATTCCTGTTGATTCTTCTGGTTTAGTTCCTTTTTTTAACTCCTCGTCTATTTTAACAGTTCCTTTTTTAGCTTGAGTAGGAGTAGGAGTAGGAGTAGGAGTAGGAGCGCCCAACGCTTTTTCCTTTGCTAATTCTTCTTCTACTTCAGCTATAGCTATATCTCTAGGGTCATTAGACGCTGGGGGTTTTCCTGGTCTCCCTACAGGTTTGGGCACTGTAGTGTTTTGTTTAGCCCCTTGTGCATTCTTTGGTCCGCCACCTGTAGGTGCAGACGTAGCCGCTCGCATCGGCATCATTCCTTGTTGAGCCATAAGTGCCCCTCCCTTTTTTTGTGTAACTGTGTAATCATCTGTAGATTTCATTGGGTCTGGTTCTACTATATTGTCAGGACGAGTTGGTACTTCTTTTTCAGGCATAGTTTGAACATTATCGGAAGTCCCTAGACTTAACATAGGCAATCTTCCACCTAACTTTTCTATACTTTTTATATCTCCTTCACCAACAGCTACAGCAGAAGCAATAGCTGCCTGAATAAATGTATCTCTATCAGGGTACTTTTCACGCAACGCTCTACCAAATAAATTATTATTGTGGTCGATTTTGCTTTCTTTGTCCTCCCCTTCTCTTCCAGCTATAAAAGCTTGTCCTTGTGTAGACTCTACAAGTCCTCCTAATAGTATGTGACGTAAAGTATCTTCTGTTTTGTCATTGTCTTTAAATTCTAAATTATCAGCTACTTCCCTAGATATATTAAATGCCCCCATTACTGCATCATTATCTCCTAAAGCCAGTGCACCAAGTTTATTTATCCCAGCTTTTAGATTATCCATAAAGGGAGCGTCCTCTCTAGCACCGTATGGAACCATCCCTAGTTTTTCTACTAGTGGTTTTCTTTGCCCAGTAAATTCGGTATCTGTGTAATCATCCATTGATAGGGGTCTCATATCTTCTGTATTAGCCATTTTTGTCCTCCGCAGAATGCGCAACTTCATCACGCAATGTTTTTAATCGTTTAAGCTCTTTAATTGCACCTTGAGCTTGATACAAATCTTTTGGGTCAATGGCTTGTTCCATAACTAAATGGGCTGCCTTAACTCGTTCATTCATATATTCTTCTAAAGCATCTACATTTTTCTTGGTACTAACTAAACTAAGTAACTTCTTTGCCGTTGATGGCGTCACTGCATTCCTCCTAAGTCAGGGGGCATTTGAGGAGGGGCGCCTTGTGGCTGGTCCGTTCCACTAAATCCCGGTTCTTCAGGAGTAGGTGCATTACCGACTCCTATATTACCTGCCCCTCCACCCGATGGGTCTTGGGGGTTTAATCCCTGCGCAGTTTCTTGTTGTTGTCCTTGCATACCTTCTCCTGCAGCTTTTATTATTTCTGCTTGGATATAGGCTTCTCTTTCATCATTAATTAACTTATCAGCATCCAAGTCCATAGACTTAGCTAGTTCTCTAAGCACAACTGGTAGTTTTACAAATGCTGCTAAGCTAGGGTTATTGGAAATCTGCAATAATTGCAGTAATCTTTGAGACCTGACTTCATTTTTCATAAGAGACTCAGTACCTCTGGACTTAACTTCTAAGTCTCCTTTAGCTTGTGGGTCAAAGTTAAATTGCATATTAAACGCATAAAAAGCTTCTCCTAATGGCTGTAATAAATAATCATCAATATTCTTAACGACACTCTTAATGCTTAACTGTGCCGCACCCATTAACATAGATATACCAGCCGCAGTTCGGCCTGTTCCCTGAACTCCCGTTTGTCCATGGGAATATGAAGGGATGCCTGTAGCATCGTCAGCTATAGACCTAGCTTTATCAAACATCATCATGTTTTCTTGAGATACATTAGGATACTTAGTGCCAAACAAAGACTGGCCTGGTGCTCCACCTTGTCTCCTAAATACTTTTCCAGGGTATACACTTAAATCCTGCCCAGGAACCATATTAGTTTCATCTATCTCAAATACCAGATTACCCGATAACACTGCGTTATCAACAGCCATTCTCATAAAACCATTCATTAGCGATTGAGTATCTGACATATTCTCAGCTAGTCCGACACCAAAGAAACTATACGGATTCAACTCAAATGGAGAGGCGCAGTAAGGTATACGTTTTGGCGTAAAGGGGTTAATTACTAAACGAAGAATAGTGTTATGGCATACCCAGCAGTTAACCTGTAATGTATCTACATCGTCAAATTCTTTCGGGATATCAAGGCCAGCTTCTTCAGCCATATCTTTATCAATGTTGCCCCAAAATTCTAATACTTCAAAACGGTCTACATTAAAGGAATTCCTATAGTCTTCTAAATCGGTTTCCCACCATTTACGGACATAGTTTGTTCCCATACCAATGCAATCGTCAATAGCGTCATCTTTAAAATATGGTCGCTTTTTAAGCGCACGTAGTTCTGAGTGGCTTAGTCTATGTCTCTGTATAATAAATTCGCATTCGTCCATGTTCTTTGCATCAGAATCAGGATAAAAATTCCAGATAGAGACATTCTCTACTTTGGGTACAGTTTTAACTACAGGAACATATTCGCCTTCTTCATTCCAGTTAGGGTATTCTTTCTCTAAAGCAAAAGGACCTTTTAGAATGCCAGTACCGAATAGAGCCATTTCAAATGCAGTTGACCTAAGATGCTTAGAGGCACTAGACTCTTCCAACTGGTCTAGTATAAGTTTCTCCATTTTTTTAGCGGCTTCTTGAGCAGGACTTATTGTCTGTGCCGTTGGAGTTTTACCATACCCCGGTTTTAATTTATCCTCTATAGGCTGTAGTTCTTCTTTTAGATTGCCTACATATAAATCTCGCATTGTCTGCTCGGTAGCACCAGGAGGTACTTCTCGACCATCTCCAGCAAAACCATATGTCTTACTTAAATCTTCTAGTAGCTCTTCAGGAGCTTTCGGGTCAAAGTGAACCGCCTCTTCTACGCCTTCAGGAATACGCGTTGCTTCGATACCGATTGGAAATCTTTGTCCTGCAAAGAGGACATCTGTGATTTGCCCATAGGCCGCAAGGACTTTTGTCTTTGTAACTTTGATAAATACTTGAGATTTTTCCGTTGATGTAAATTGTGTCTCGGGTCCGTACAAGCCCCTATACTGGCGTTACGCATCTAGCCACCTCTCTTCTTCATCTCTACGACTGCTCTCTACATCTATGAACTTCTGTTGAACATATCCAGCCAATTCTTCTGAACCGCTTTTAGGCTCAATCATAAATCCTTCTGCGTTGCTATCTTCTTCTGCCATATTTAATACCCAAAGGTTGCGTCAGCAGGTGCCCATTGTGAACTTCCCTTATCTATAGGGTAGTCAAAAATAGACCTACTAACAGGTCGTGACATTATACCATATCTTAGCGCATCATACAAATGGTCTTCTGCTTTTGTATCTACATCTTCTGGATTAGTCTTACTAAGAGGTAGTACAGGTAATTGCGCTATTAAATTGGTACAACTATCAAAAATTTCCAGACCAGCACGGTCTGCGTCTTCATCTATTTGCAATCGTCTATGCACTTCGTTCTTTCCTGCAACACGACTGCCTTTACTCCTATCCGAAGGTCTCCATCTACAGCCTTCGACAATCATTTGTTCAGCCAGAGATGGGCCAGTATCGCCACGCTTATGCCAAAGGCTAGAATCCAGCACACCGTAAGAAATATTACCATCGCCTTCTTCTGCCTCCATAACCATATACGCCAACTCCTTTGCCGTTACTTTAGTTACGTACAACTCTCGGTACACGATTAAAGTATCTGTAGAGGGGTCTACTGTGAACCACAGAACCCCAGTATAAGATGAGTAACCATAGTCGCATGCTCTAAACTTTCTCCATGAATTAGGCACATCAAATGAAGTAACAACGTGCCTGTCTCTTCTAAATTCCCCGAACGCAGCACCTTCTGCTATGTCCCAAGAACCTTCTAATAACTGTTTTCTCTGCACCTCGGGCAAAGAAAGAAGCATTGCTTCGTAGTCGCCAGCTTCAGATAAGTAGGGGTTATCTGCTAGTCTCGCTGGGATAAATCTTCTTTTGAAAAGAGATTCCCCTGCCCTACTGTGTTTATCAGGGTATCGTAATACCTTACCCGTCGAGATATCCGTCGCTGCAAACGACTTATCGGGTATAGAAGGGTCAATAAACATCTTCTTAACCCATAAATGACCAGGACCTCCAGGATTCGTTGTAGCTCGCATATAAACAGGTAGAGTCGGGTCTGCAGTCCTAAGACGCGAGCGTAAATAATCCCAAGCATACGGTGTACTGTATTGCGTAAGCTCGTCCACCCCAATATAAGTAAAAGCTTGACCTTGATAACGTAAAACATCCTTATCCTGCTCTAAGTATGTCATCCAAATTCTGGCACCAGATGGAAAAGTCCACTGACTCTTTTTCTCCATCCATCTTGCACCAGGAAAAGCCTTGGGGTATATCTCCTGACTTTTATGTATTAGTTCTCTTAGTTCATCATTTGTACGCCTTAAAATCAAAGCATTAAAATTACTATTCGTGCAATATCGCAGTGGGTCTACTATAAGGGCAAAGCTTTTTCCGCCCCCTGCGGCTCCTCCATATAATACTTCTCGTTCTGGAGCAGCTAAAAAATCCGTCTGCGGTCCTTTATTAGGTTCAAAAAGAATACTAGGCTGTTCTTTCTGAACAGAGGGTTCCTCATAATTAGGGTTTACCTCTTCATAATCAATATGTTCTTCTTCATCTTTCTCAAGCTTAGCAATCTTTTTTTGCGCATGTACAAGACTTAACTTAGCAGACTTGTGCGATTTCTTAGCTTTAAGTAGTTCGCGTTCTTCAAGCGTGAGCGGTTTGCGTGGTGACGTTACCTTGCGCTTCCGCCTTGGCTTCATAGCGTTTTTGTTTAACATATCTTCGTTTATCCGCTTTGTCTGTTTTTACACGTTTCCAAAGTCCCATACCCGTAATTCTTCTACCAGTATACTCGCTTAACCAACGTGCCACCTCTTCATAAGAAGACTCCCTTAAATATTCAGTAGCTGTGTACAGTGCCTCTAGTTGCTCTTCAATAGGAATAAGCAAATAAGGGTCATAGTCACTAGTCTTAAATCCCCACGGCACTTTCGGGCCACTCATCCTATCGTATCTATTAGTGGGATTCAATTTTTTCGCTATCGTCATTCTTCTTTTCCGGCAATATAAATAATCCAATAGGCTTGTCAGAAGAAACACTTATCTTCTCTACTTTAGACAGCCCTACTCGGTCTAATAATTGTTGTGATGCACTTAATACTTCCCTGTTGCCCATAGCAGTAGGGTCATCTAGTACCCCCACCATAGACATTACAGCTTTAGGTGCATTAGCCGCCATCTCTAACTCTGCACGTTCTATAATCTCAGAACGCAACGATTGCACAATTACATGTGAATTTGTACTAGGAGCATACCCAGCAATACGCATCGCTTTTGCATAGCTACCTTTAGCTTCCCCAAACAATGCGTTTAGGAATTTTTCTTGTAAATCAGTTAGTTCTTTAGGCATTTCTTACCTTCTTTCCTGCACTTTTAGTTCTGGCAAATGACCTGTTCTTGGTCTTACTTTTTACAGATAATTTAGAATTATTCATAGGATTACCTGTAGTATGGTGAACATCTTTGCCATCTCCTTTATGAACAAGCCCTTTTTTAGCCATAATAGCCCTAGCTTTGTTTCTGCTAGACCTTCGTTTTATTTGGTTTGGCTTTCCTTGATAATTATCATACTCCTTACGGTACTTCTTTTGCCCGTCATATTACTCGATTCCTGTATAATATTCTTGAATAGAAACTACTACATGCAATCTGTTGGCAGTAGCAGCTTGAAATTTGAGTATCTCCTGTGCTTTTAATACTAAGTCCCTAGATAATAACTCCGAAGTACCGTTAGCAGACACCGCCTTTGTTTTAAATAAGCTGAATGTAGCTGGGCTTGACGCAGCATCCGTAATAGAGACTGTAATAGTATCTGCATTCCCAGAGTCTTCAGACACTATAATAGAACTAATTATAGCATACGATTTTGCAGGAACAGTGTACACTGTAGTTAAGGTAGTACCTGTTAAATCCGCTTTTGCATTAGTATGCCTAATTGTGGCCATTAAATATCAGTTCCTTTTTCTGTTTTAACTTTTTCAGGTAGTATCTGACACGCAGGTTTTGCTAAATATACAGTTGGACTTTTTAAAATAATATTAGCTTTAACATTAACTTCTGCAAAACACTCCTCTTTTGTTTCTAATAATTCTAAACCTGTAATCATATCACAGGATTCTACATAAGGTGCTGAACACACTAATATTATAGGCAACCACATTACATCAGCTCAAAATGAGGACCATCAATAAAAGGTCTACGGTTTTGTTTACGTCTTTCGTCAACGTAATGGTTCATTGCGGCTTCCATTGTGCCTCCCCATTCTCTAATATCCCCTACACTCCAAGCAGCGCCCCATTTTACGGCTACGCCTTTTTGAATTGCGGCTTCTTTCATAGCATCTGCTATATCATCATAAAACGAAATTTCCCATGACGCCCTACCGTTAAGATACGCCATTAAATCGACGGCATCTCCAGTGAGGTGCTTTGAGTTCATGGTCTGGCTTGCGCCGCTATCGTAAAGGGCTTTTTGCTCCTCCTGTGTTCTCATGCCACAGATTACACCAAAATCAACTTTACTAACTTCAATGGCTTTACAAACTACGCTGTGCAATTCGTTTTTTACGCCATCTAATCTGCCTAAGCTTCTTTGAGATAACATAAAGCTCATGTCGTTCTTTCCTTTCTCTTGCCCACTTATTGTGGTATTTAAATCTAGTTACGGGGAATCTCCGCTCCCCTAGATACCTTTCTTCATATCGTATGTGTACCGGTTTATTTCCTATTCCTCGCACCAAAAAATTTACTGACAGACCGTATCCCAAACGATGCGGCCACTATCGCTCCCAAAGAAATTTGATACCAATCAGGCATCTGCTGCAGTGCGATAAACCCATCAGTCACGACCTGTCGTCCCCACGAACCGCAGAATGAAAGAATTAAAGGTATTGAGAATAAAACTGTGAGCCATTCGTCTTTCCACGAACTTTGTGTAGCTCTTATAGCGGCCAATTCCCAGTCAATCTCACCTGTAGCCTCTTTCATACGAATCTGTGCTTCGGCTTTCTGTACAGCAGTCTTGCCATCTATCCAAGATGTTGCAAGGCCACCAACAGAGCCTAGTAATGTTGATAATGCACCAATCATTTTACCATGCCTTACAACTCCAGTAACGTGCCGATGTTTTCGGTCCAGGGTTGTCACAATTATGTCTTGCTCTAAAATTAGCGCGTCTACCTGGAATATTTTTCTTAATGGTCATATTAGGGTCACCAAACATAACTCTTTTTACTTTACCTCCATCATTAACAAATACAACCGATTTTTTTCTGCCATATCCAGGCTCACCTTTTCGTATTCGTCTAGGGGTATTAAGTGTAACTTTTTTTCCTTTATACTCAGCCATATTACGTCCTATACGCTCTAGTTTTTTTAGCAATATTTTTAGGTTGTTTTACAAACTGTTTACCTTTACGATTGCCTGCTGCTTTTGCTTTATTTGTTGCAGCTTTCTCACCAGGACTAAGAGCTTTCCAAGCAGCATCAGGTAGATACCTCCTCTTACCTTTAGAAGGTTTACCAGAAGAGGTTCTCCACTTTTGACTTCCCCAATCTTTGAGGGATTTTTGTGATGCTTTAAGTGACATTACTTCTTTTTAGTCTTACCAATTATCCTATTTACTGCTTTTATATCCTGGTCTGACACTCTAGAGTCATTTTTTAATGTATTTAGAAAAATTTTCATATCCTGAATTGACATTCTAGGGTCTCTTGGTGAAATCTTTTTCTTTCGTATAATGTTTTTGGCTATTTGCTTATCCTGGTCTGACATTCTAGGGTCATCAAAAGTAAGTCCTGGGCTTTTAAGCATTTTGTTCGCTGTTCGATGAGCAGCGGCAGTCTTTCCTATAGTCCGACCAGCTTTAGCGGTTATTACTTTTTTCACGCCGCCTTTAGC